CTTCTTGCTTTATCATAATCATTGAATGTTTTCCTAGAACCCATTTCCCCTAATTTTAAAACTGAAACCCAACTCATATTATCCTCTCCTTACATATTGTGTTATTTGTTGAGGTTCTTGTGGTCGTCTAGGCATTTCTAATTCAAAAATATAAACTTTAAAACCATTTTCAGGAAATTCTCTACCCTTTTTCCCTGTTACTTTTTGTGGTTGTTGCATATCTCTTGCAAAAGTTCCTACTTCCACTGGTCTATTAGTTAAACTCTGTAATTGTTGTGCTTCAGGAGAACCCTCTTGTAATTCTATTGTAACATATTGGCCGCCCCTTTTTTGTTGGGAATATTTTTGTTGGTCAGTTATTACAATAACCCTTACAATTTTTTGCAACCTTTTAAACTTAGGAGCAAGAACGGAATCAATAAATGGTTGTAAATTCTGTTTTAGTATATCTTGCCAACTCATTATATCCCACCTCTTTCAGTTCTTCTATCTACATTATTATTAGCGGCATCTCTTGGTAAACCTTTACTACGATTAGGTGGCCCTACACTCATCTTAGGTTTAGACTTTACTTCAGCGGGCTTTCCCGCTTCTGCCATTGTAGGTCTAGTTCCCGCTTCCATCATTTGTCCAAGTTGTGACTGGTCAATATCAGTTCCAGCATAAGGGTCAGATTCAATTGGTTTATCTTCTTCTCCTTCTTGGCCCTCTTGTTGTTGTGGTTCTGGTTTACTAAATATAAACTTACCATTTTCATCCATATCAACTTCAAATCCTAGGTTTTTAATTTGACCAGCAATATTAACTTCAATTTCTCTTTTACGCATAACTGCTATTTCATCTTCTTCTTCCGAAGGAGGTAAAATTAACTTCCAATCAGTTATACCAAATTGCTCAACTATAAACGGAAATACATATTTATTCCAAACATTTTGAGCCATCTCTACTGCACGATTAGTTACAAGTATTTGCATACCTTCATTATTTAACCCACCACTAGCAGAATTATCCGCCATAAAGATTTTACTTACACCATAGAAAGCCGCAACTCTATCTCTCAAATCTTCTTTAACTGAAATGTAATCCATTTCTTTTAAACTATCCATGAACTTAACCCACTCTACAGAGCCTCTACCATTCTCTGCTTCTATTCCCATAACAGGAATAAAGTGAGCATCTTGCTCCATCTTTTCTTTTACTCCCCTCCAGAAAGTTTTCATTGACTCTATATTTCTAGTTTGAACAGCCAATAATCCTTTTGGCATTCTCGCTTTTGTATATGCTTGATTAATATAATTCTCCATAGCAATTAAAGTTGTTAAGTGATTCCATAAAGTTATAACAGGACTTGTTCCATATAATCTACTTGGTGAATACTTACTGAAATGAAGCACCTCTCCCTTTATGAAATTTTGCTGATAACCATGCGCTCTGTTAGTGTAATGAACTGGATAAGTATCTCCACCACATTCAGGGCATTTTTCATGAGGGTCACTAGTGGTAACTTCTCTATGGTGAATACAAGTGTATGTGTCACCTCCCTTATTTCCTTCATCATCACAAACGATAGCCATAGTTACTGGGTCTGCCCTATATACTTGTTTGATTTTATGCGCTCTAATGTTACTATTACCATCAATAAAATATTCTTTAACTAATACTAAATAAGCATCATCCATTATATTCAAATCATCTTCTAATTCTTTTAAAACATCAATAAACATTTGTTCTGATTCATTAACATAAGCATGATTCATAAAACTATCAGCGTATTTCTTTTGGTCTTTATTAGGTTTAATAAGATTAGTAGAATCACATTCTGCACATTGTTTTACTGGCTGGTCATGTTCTTTGCCACAATCTTTACACTTAACAGCAAACTTAGGAGCCCATTCATATCCTCGTCTAAATATTTCATTTTTTAATTGAGTTATACAAGTTCTAAGAATAACTGAACTATCTGCAACATGATAGACTATAGGGCCAGTCATCATTAAAGGATGATGTCTTTCCTGTATTCCCATCTGATATACTTCTCTATCAGCGGGAACAGGAGTTGATTTTCTAAAAAAATTAACAATAGAAAATCTTCTTTTTTCTTCAGGCATTATACCACTACTCCTGTTTCTAATTTATCCATAACACTCATTTTATTATTCTCCTTATATTTAGCAATATTCTCCACGTCTATACCATCCTTTGAAAAGTCGTAATTAACATGGTCTGCGTGGTTGGCCCATTTCATCAACTTAAATAATTCTTGCATTCTTTCTTTGGCCCAAGATTGTTTTTTGTGATTTTTCTTTATACGAATTAACTCTGTAAGGATGTCAGCATTATCTCCTTTCATTCTATAGTGTGGTCTAGTTTTCGAAATCAACTTAGTAATATCATCTTGAGAATAAAAGTTTAACCTTTGAACAGCCCTAGTTGCTTGTGGGGATTTTTGGTCTAAATGTAATTTACCAAATCCTAGTTCTTTATGTAATTCAGTTACGAATGCTTTACCCCTATTACCCGTAGCAATAATTCCAATTCTAGGATTATAATTTCTATCCATAGTTATGTAACCATCTGAATCTATAAAGGCCGCAGTATAAGCATAAAGGTCTTTTTTAATTTCCATAGGTAATTTATAATATTCCCCATCTATATTAGTGATATTCATTTTATCTGCTATTTTACAGATAATTTGTGGAGAAGCCCTTCTATGTAATTTAGTTGGTAATCTATCATATATTTGTCTAGCAGATATTCCTTGTTCATTACATACTGATTTTAAAACAAAATCATCTAATTGTTTAGAAACATTAGTCTTAATAACTTGATTAGGAATATCAGTTATTATTTTTCTAAACTCCCTTTTAGAATTAGTCATCGTTTTAGTTAAGGAAGAATAATTAGAATTATACTCATTACCTCTATGTAATTCTGCCTCCCAAAATTTACACAAACTTTCTATAATATCTCTTCTAGTTCCTTCATCTTTAATAGAGTGAATTTTCTTTAAATCATTTTCTGTATATCTCATTTGTCTAAGGGGAGTTTCATATGGTGCTAACCAATAAATAGATTTTATACAGTCAGATAGATGATTAGAATAAGCAACAATTAAATTTTCTATTCCTTTAGTGAATTCTAATTTATTGTCTCCTTTTAATTTTCGTCTATGTTTTTTTAAATCTTTAACAACTTCTGGAATTGATTTATTTTCTATTGTATATTGTTTTGGAAAAGAATCTAACTGAGATTTTGCCTCTGTTATATTCATATTATATCTCTTAGAAACACTCATTGCTACTTCATAATCACTCATAAGAGGTAAAGTCGAAATCCATTTATCAACTGTTTCTAATTGGTCTTTTATTTCTTGTTCTCTATCTTTTAATTCTGCTAATTCACTAACTCTTTGTGCTTCTTCTCGAAGTTTATCCCCTTCTTCACTTTTAGAAATTAAGTCCAAATGCTCCCCCTCCTATAACAGTGGCCTGTGGTTGCTCATTATCAAATATTGCCATGTCATCTAATAATATAATTGATTCTAACATATCATGTGTAGCGGAATTAGCAAGAGCGAGTCCCATAACTAAGTCATCGTGCGCACCCACCCCTTCAAACTTTCCACTGTCAGTAATACTAAACATAGATAATTCCTCTATAATATTATCAGTCACTTTTCTCGATTCATCATTTCCTCTAGGAAATATAATCTTAGCGTTTTCTATATTCATTTGTAAATTAAGAATAATTTCCTCTTTCTTCCTACGAGTCATAGTAACATCTCTAATATTTAAATCGGTTTCATTACGCAACTCTTGAGTAAAAGATTTAGCAAATGTATTTGTTTCAAAATAGATTACATCGGGTTCAAATAATTGAGCAACCATCTTTATTTTATTTATGTTATCTCTAAACTCTACATTCTTTTGTCTATCAACATAAATGATTCTTTTATTTCTTTGTTCATCTACTTCTAAAACCATAATAACATTATAATCCCCGTCAGTAGAAATAGCAGGGTCAACGCCTACATAGTAATTATATCCCGAATCCTTTCTATGTCTTAACCGTAGAATATCTTTTTTACCTGCTTCTTTACATGCATCTATATGTTCTTGAGCGAATAAAGCAGTTCCAGTAGATATAGGGATACATAGATATTCTCTTGTAAATTTTAATGAACCTACTTCTTTTTTTCTTTGCATTAAAGAGTCATAATCCCAACGAGAGGGCCATAAAGGTTCATTGTTCTGATTAAGACAAGGATAGTTTCTAACAGTATAAACTTCTGAATATTCCTCACTGGCTAATAAACTAAAAATATCTGTATAAGTAAAAGGAGTTCCAATCATTCTAAGACTAGCAGTATGGTGAAGTGTAGGAATCATATCACCAAAAAACCAATCTGTAACTTTTTTAATAGCAGTTAAACTGAATTCTTTTAGAGGGTCATCAATAATTATTTCTTGTGGATGAAGCCCTCTAATCTGAGAACCTACTGAGCGTTCTAAAATTGAATTACCGTTAGTGAGAGTAATGTTTCCTACAGCCCATCCTCTTGATGGTCTAAAATGAGCAATAGTTGGATTGTTAAACAGTTTATCTATATCTCTCATATGAACCATAGTCTGTTTATGGTTAGAAGAAATGTATAACATCTGATAAGGAGCAGGTTGAAAACATAACTGCCATACTGCCCACGAATGCATGAATACGGATTTTCCATGGTCACGACTACAGATAACAACAGTTCTATCAGTTGTATTCATTAGGTCTAACCATTCTTGATGAAAAGCAGTAAACTCAAAACCTAGAACTTCTGTAAAGAAATAAGGAAAGGAGTTTTTAGATAACTCTAAATCCATATTTCTACTAAAGTCTAAGTTTTTTATTTCCATATTAATCACGCAAAATTTTCATCCATTTAGAAATTGACCAACTTTTTCCTCCCCCTTCATAATTATCCTTAAAGTGCTGAATAACTTCATCGGGAATTACTTCATGTTCTGAAGGAGTAAATCTTGGTCTAGGGTTAAATAACTTACTACCTGCGGCTGTATAACCAGCAATAGTAGGAACTTTGGGTTTATTTTCTAAGGCTTTATCCCTAGCGTCTTTACCATACCCCTTACCAGTAATTACAGTCCAAGTTCCTCCCTTATATGCAAACTCTTTTCCATCTTTACCTTGTCTAACTGCAAACCCACTTATAGCAACTAATCGTGCTTTACCATTTTCATTAATAATTACACCATACCAATTTTCAACTGGGTACTTAGAAGTACCTTCGTTTCTAACATTACGCATTATATATGGTTGGTCGGGATTACTGGCATTCCACATTTCTTGGACTTTACTTTCACTCGGTCCCAAATCAATAACAACTTCTTCCTGATTACCCAAAAGTTCCTTTAATCTATCATGAAACTTTAAAGTGTCAAACCAATCCAAATTAATCACCACAACTTCTTACATGCTAAACATTTAGGAGTTGTGATTTTACCTTTACATTGGTCGCAGTTATGCCTTGCTCTAAAATTGGCTCTACGCTTACTACTTCTATGAGTTCCGCCGCCACGATTTTTACCTTTACGTTTATAATTACCATAGCCCTTTGCACCAGCATGAATCTTTTTACCTTCATGTGTTAACATCATAATTTTTTTACCTGCTCTATCACTAGGATAAACTCGACCTACTCTCATATCCTTTTTATCTTTTTTAAGTAAGTCAAACCAATCCACAATATCACAGTCCGTCCATTAAAATAATATCTCCATCTTTATGTGTTTTTACATTATCCATTGAATCAAGTACTGCTTTACATTCTTTTTTAGATAACCCAGTCGCTTTACATAAAACATCTAATCCAGCGGCCCCACCTTCTTTCTTTAGAGTTCTAATGATAATTGGTTTTGGGTCAGCCTTTTTCTCTCTTAGTTGTCTAAAGTCTTCTCCAGTTATTTTACCATCACCATCAGCATCTATTCTTTTTTGGTTGCCGACCAATGCTTTCGTTTCTTCCTCGTCTTCATCATCTACCTTGTGTGTTCCACAGTGTATCTTCAATACATCTTCCCATGTCATTTATTGTTCACCTCTTTCTTGATTTTCCTTTGAGCGCTTATCGTCTGTAATTGGCCCACCCTTAGCCCATGTATAACATGTTCTAGCGGAATGGCATTTGAAATGGTGCATCCAGCAATAACCTAGACGACCATCATCATCTAATTCTAACGGCATACATTTTTCCATTCTAGGAGAAATATCAAATGCAACACAGTTACTACAGTTAGATTTCTTTGCTACTTCAGCAGTAGTATTCCACCTTGCCGCATACCTTTCCCAGTATTCTTCATCATCTAAGTTTAAAGGACCATATTGAATATGTTCGGCTTTAACTGCACTATCTCTATTTTTAGTGTTTAACTCTAAATCTTGAGTTGCTCTAGGACAAGCCATTTCTTTTAATATTATTTCCCAACTCATGCTTTCATCCTCTGCGTTTTTCTCTTACTAGACTCCTTTCGGGATAGAGCAACCTTATGAGCCGCATTTAATCTCTTTTTCGCTTCAGGGTCTTTAGCCCTTTTAGCCGCAACTCTCGCTCTTTGCTCTACTAAGTTAATGATTTGTGATTGTCTTTTATGTGGTTTATTCTTAAACGCAGAACTAGAAAACGTTTCTCTAACATCTTGCGCTGTTCTAAATTTTACAGGTACAGTATCTTTTGGATTCTCATCAGTATATAACCTTCTAGTAGAACCTTGAGGTTTTTTTCCTGTACCTTTTCTTGGTTCTTTTTTTAGAATAGTTTTCCAACCTTTCTTAACATAACCACTAGCATAAGCCGCTTGAGCAACTTCTTGTGCCTTTTTCTTAGTTTTGAATGGACCCTTAGAACCCCAGTAATATCCATTCTTTCTTTTAGTTATAGGCATCTTAATCACTTTTGGCTAAATTTCTTCCCTGTTGGTATATGTTGTTTACCTTGTTTTCTTCCTTTTCTTTTCTTTCTATCTTGATAATCTAAAGTCTTTTTAGGAGTTCTTTGATATGTTGCTTTTGGCATATATCTTCCCTTTGTTTTAGAAGGCGCCTTTTTCCCTTTGGCTTTCGCTCTATGTTGTTCTTGGCTACCCCACTCTTCATCAGTCCAAGTGGATAAGTCTTGTTGCCTTTTTGTTTTGGCTTTCAAGACTTCTTGCCATTTAATCACGATAGCCGCCACCCGCTTTTTTGTAGGCTTGAGCCAACATTTGTGCTTTTCTTGCAGACCATTTACCAGCAGGGCCACCTTTACTACCTGCCTTTATGCGATTAAAAATTCTTTTACGCATAGTAGGTTTAGTATAGTTACCAGCCTGATTAACAGTAGATTTTTTCTTTTTCTTTAATACTTCTTCCCAGTTCATTTTATCACCTAAACATTGCTTTAATTGTATAAACTACTTCTTCATTTATTCCATAATTTCTTGAAATAGATTCATAAGAGGAAACCGCCTTAACTATTCTATCAATTTCAGTGGCAGTTAAATCCATCCTATGTTCTTTGTGTATTTTATTGATAACTAAACCCATTTGGTCTACATCCGTTAATGATAGATAAGATTTAACAATAGGTTTATTTTCCATTTTTCTAATAGTATCATGAGCATATAATAAAGATTCATTTATTTCATCCATTTTATGGAACTCATCAAATAATCTATCTAACCGTAATAAAGATTCATATAAATCTTCATCCATTCCAGCGGCTAATTTTTTTTCTGCTCTAGGTAATGAACCCCCTTCACCAAATACATCGGGGTCACGTTTTGGCGCACCCGCTCTATAACTACTAATACCAAAGAAGGCCGTAAACTCTGGAAGATTAATAGCATGTCTTAACATATCTATTGGGTAATTTTTACCTCTTCTATCTTTATCGGGTTTTAAATCACCAAAAAATCTTTGCATTGCTTTTGTTTGATTTTTTATATCAGCGGTGGGCATAGCACCTTTGATTACATTCAGAACAGAAACTTTATTCTTTTTATCAAACTGTTGACCAAATATTTCATTTAATGCTTTGGAAGCCCTTCTAGCGGCTTTGAATAAACTACTTTCATCATCTACTAAAGTTCCCCTTGTTGCTAAACGCATGAAAGCGATTAACGCCTCAACATCTTTCTTTCTTATATCATCCATTCCTTTCTCTAATAAAGAACCAATAGGGCTTACTAATTGTCCTTGTTTATCTCTAACCATTTTAGATAAATTTAACCAAGCACTCCCTGTTGACCATCTTGGTCTTTCTTTTGCCTGAACATAAAATTTTCCAGATAAAGGCTCAATATAATATTCATACATGGCATCCATTAAATTATTCCAAGATTTAGTTAGTTCGGCTGGTAATTTTCTATTAATACCTTGAGAGGCTATTTGTTTTATAGCACCAAAAGTGCCACCTAATGCACTATCTCCTTGGTCCTTTTCTGATATTTTTTCATTATAAACATCAAACGCATCTCTAATTTCTTTCCCGAATATAGTAAGAACTTCTAAGAAATCTTCAGTCATCTCATTAACTTCATCAAGATATTCTTGATTAATAGCCTTTCGTTGTTTTTTACCCTTTTTACCTCTAGTGAATTCTTGAAAGAAAAGCCCAGTATCTTTTGGTAATTTAGTAGAAGTTTGTCTTACTTCAAGTACGTCTTTTAATTTGGATTTTTCATCTACAGTGGTACTGAATTCTATAAGTTCTTTAGGTTGTTGCCTTGCGTAATATTCATCTTCTATAAATGGAGATATAGGTAAATGATAGGGAGCCTTTTTCCTAGTCATAGATATGTTATTTTCCCACTCATTGAATTTAGAAATAAACTCATCAGTTAATTGTTGGTTTTCTTTAAATATAGGCATCATTGATAATAAAGACCTGTATTCTCCACCACCAATAAGTAAATTTCTAAGTTTTCTTAAATCCCCTATAGGTATGGGCATGTCTTCATACTCATCACTGTATTTGTACCAAAAGATAGGGTCAACTGGTAAGGCTTTAGATTTCTTAGCAGTTAATTTTATCTTTTCAGTTTCATCAACTACTTCTTGCACTGCTGGATTCATAGAAGCAGTTTCTACAAACTTAGGACGGTCCTCGTCAACTGGTTCCTTATCTTCATATTCTAAATTTTCACCTAGTCTTTCATCTTCTTTACCAGCAACTTCCACTTCTGCGCCACTTATATCTTCATCTTCGGATATACCTTTTAACTCCATAAACTTACCAATTAACTTTAGAGCAAGTGGAAGTCCTTCTTCTATCTCCATAGAAAAACTATTTAATTTTAAAACATAGTTAGGTATAATTATATCTCCTTGTAGATATTTTTTCTGATATAATTCTCGAACTTCACTTAATGCCTCTTTTAAAGTTTCATCATCTTCACCATTTCTTTTCTTGTCATCAAGTAATGCGTTTGCATCTTTATTGAATTTATCAAAAGCAGTGATAACTTTATCGTGTTTTTTATGTATTCCTTCCCAGTAATCGTATATCCTTTCTCTAGTTTCCCATCTACCAAAAGGTAAATTACCAATTTCTTCTATCCAGCCTAAATCTATTTTTTTCCTTGTATCTTTAACTCTAGCCTGTTCTAACTTTAACTTTCTTTTATCTAATAATTTTTTTAGTGAATTAATATTATTATTTATATCTCTTTTCTGAGCATCATCTTTAACTGCTGGATGACCAGATTGTGACAAATCTGTTAGTATATTCTTAACTTGTTCAATCTCTCTTTCATTATCGACTTTAGTTTTAACTTTAACATTATCTAAATCAAAACCTGAAACAAATAAGTCTTCATAATTAACGGCTCTTTTCTTATCTCTCCAATTAAAATATTTACTTACTTCTTTATTGAATTCTTCGAATGGGTTTTTATCTTTTGTTTTTCCCTCTGGAAGTTGAGTAGCCAGTTCATCTCTCAGTTCATTAATCTCTTTATCTATTTCTTCATCAGTTGCATCAGGATTAGTTGTTTCTAAATGGTCAAATAAGTCATCTGAAAAATTATTCCATTGTTGGTTATTCCACGCTTCTTTTGCTTTTTCTTTCCAATCTTCAGTTATCATTATTTATCCTCCACTATTATTTTTTGTCTCACTAATAAATTTATAATACTAGTTTTACCTTTAGTTTTACCAGCAAGGGCTTTTCGTCTAGTTTCTTTATCTAAATGTTTAGCGGGGTTTTCTAGTATCTCTTTTACTTTCTTTTCCGCTTCTTCTTTCAAAAAGTTTCTAACTTTAGGTATATCTTGTTCTACAGCCGCTACTAAATCCTTCACTATACTTTTTACTTCAGCATCGGATTTTGGGTTTTCTTTATCATACTTCAAATCGTCTATGAATTCAGTATAATTGTTAACACCTAATTGAGTGGTAAACGCTCTACCTAATTTAGTTAAAATAGCAAATAACTCACCAAATGATGGTGCGCTTGCACTTGAAGATTGAAACCTTAAAACATCTTTAAAATCCTTTTTATTATCAAGTGCTGAAAACACAACAAGTGCAACATCTCTTTCTTTTGGATTTAATCCTTCGGTTCTTTCTTTCATAACTGATTGTATTTGTGGCATTATTGTAACTTTTGGTTTTGCTTTCTTTCTAAGTGAATTTATCATTCTAGCATAAGTGTCACCAAATCTATCTCTTACTTGTTGTATAGTGTCTAAGACTTTAATATTAGCAATAAATTCATCTAACCTATCTCGATTACCTTTAGTAGTAAAATGTTTTATTCCAGATGTTTCTTTAACAGGATTAACAAAAAGAGGTCTTAATATTTGAAAATCCTCTACTCCACCTTCATCTGTAGTTTCTTCCTCTATTTTTTCTATTGTCTTATCATAGTCCTTTAATTTCTCAACAAATTTTAATTCTACATCTGAAAGAGATAAAGAAAGATAAGGAGTTACTTTTCTATCATCATCTACCATTTTATTTAAAAAAGGATAAAGAGAAGAATCAGGATTAGTAAACTGTTGTTTTAGATATAATCTTTTTTCTTTATCATTTTTTGATTGAAATTCGCTCAATTCTATATCTGAAAGTCTACCAACATCTTTCCCAAACAAACTTTTAAAATCTTTTCCACCCGATTCTATTATTCTCTCAATATAGTAATTCATAACAGCATTTCTATTTTTATAGAGTTGTTGTGTGGTATTCGTCATAAAATCAGAATACAGAGTAGAAGTATCAGAATACTCATCATCTAATAATTGCAACACAATAGGATTAGCCCCTTTAGGACTTTTTGTTCCCGATGTTCCAGTTATTAATTGAGAACCCTTTAATCGCTCTGGTACAAACTTAGCACCTTTACGAACTATATACCCATAATAGTATTGAGCATGGTCAAAAGTAAAATTCGGATTTACCTTATATTTTTCAAATTCTTTCTCTTGTTGTTGTAATAATTCTGCTTGAGATAATCTAGTTCCTTCTTTCTTTGGCGTTGTTTTATAATCTTCTTCTGTTTGCGCTGTAATTAATTTACCAACACCAAAAGCCCTAACAACTGGTAGTTGCTCTGGTTTGATTTTTATATTCCTAGTTTTAAGTCTCTCCATAATTTTTTCTCTTATGTCACCTAATTTTTCTTTTTCCAAACGACTAGAAAAAATACTAGTTCCATCTCTTTTAAAGGTAACATCTCCTATTGAATCTAATCTTACTCTACTCCATTCTTCATCAGACATTCCTTGATTAGATATAGTAATAGTTATTTGATTTAGCAGACCTACATTAGAAAGAATAGTTCTAATATTAGGTTTAAGTTTTAGTCCGAAACTTTGCAGTTTATCATTTACTTTAACCTTATCTCTAAGATTAGAATTGAATTCCTCTAAGAGTTTTAATTGTTCTTCTTTAGATAATTCAGTTATACCTGTTAAAGCCTTAATAGCAGACTCAGTGTTATTCCAATCTGTTTTGCGTTTAAATTGAGTTTTAGCCCCCGCTTCTCTTTTGCCCCCTTTGTAATTTTTTTCCAATATTGGCAAAACCTCTTTAACAAATCTACCAATTATAGTACGGATATGTTTTGGTCTAGTAACTGGATTACGCCCTGAAGCCAAACTACCAATTACAGTTGTATCCCAAGCATTAGGATTTTCTTTCCATTCTTCCAGTTGTTTAATAGTTCCTCTAATACCCTTTTGTGGATATGACCCACTTTTTATATCGTTAATGAATGCATCATTATCTAAAGGTATATTTTTATTACCTTCTTTATCTTGAGTGAGACTATGAAATCTAATGAGTTGAGCCCATTGTATAGGGTCATCCGCTGGTAACTGAGTAGTCCAGTTTTTAGGAACTTGTTTAAGAAGAAGTAAAGACCAACTCATTGTAATTGCTCCTGTAATTTAGATTTGATGTCCAACCAAACTTGGGGGTGTTGCTGTGCTAATACTTCTTGGACTACCTGCATTTGAGCGACAATAATGGTGTCCTGTCTTTTATGAACAAGTTGGCCTTTAAACTCCAACATGTATTTTAATGACTCACGTATTTCTTTAGCGAGTTTGGTTAGACTGTCAATGTATTTTGGGTTTAAGTCATCTTCATCAAACAACATTTCTATTTTATCTTCTAATCTATGGATATTATCAGCAAGCATATCTACTTCATTTAATTCTCTTTTTGCTATTTCCATTGCCGCAGACTTTTGCACAATAGGTTTCAAATGTTTACTCATATGTTTCATTACTTGTTGACGAGTTATTCCTAAATCTGCCGCAACAGTTGTAGGAGATATTTCTCCTTCATGAATGGCTAACTCTAATTCTTGTCTTTGCGGGCTAGTGCATAATGCACATCTAGGGTTTGACTGGTCGGTATATTCTGTGTCCATGTGATTTCTTAAATGCCTTGAAGAAACACCGCTAGGCCATCCCATTTCAACATCTAGTTCATCGGGAGTAATTTGCAAAGAAGTTAATCTTTCTTCTAATTGCTCCCTATCAGGATGTTGACAGAGCCTACAGCGTTTTCTTGTTTTAGCCAATTAATCACCCTGTTTTATAATCTTCTTTCTCCTAAATTCCGAGCGTTTAAATCAATCGGGTCTGTAATGTCGCCGAGTGGTAAAGTGGAACCAGCAACAAACCCATCTCGCCAAGTGCCTTCTGCTATAGTAAAATCAGGAACGACCGTCTCCTCTAATTCTTGCCAAAGACTCTCATATGTCACATACCATTTAAAATATCCTCTAGCAATATCCATTGCAGTTGTTTCTGTCATAGCATCACTGTGTTCTTTAAGGTGTTTTTCCATTAATTCCCCTACTTTATTTTTTGCAAATTCAGTAGCCTCTTTTAGCGTTCCTGTAAATTTAATATCTACGTCAAAACTGGGCGCTCTTTGTCCGCTATTCATATAAAATTCAAAATAAACCCTATATTCTTTTTTCTGTTTTAATATATCTTCCCATGTCATTTAATCAACTCCATAAACTAGCGACCCAACTTTTCTTAACTGGTTTTGGTTTTAATTTCTCTGGAATTTTATTACTCCAATTTCTTAATACTCCCTTTACACCACCGTCATCGGGAGTATAAAATAATCTACCATCGGGTGCTTCGAAATCGCCTCTTTCTCTCATAACTTTATTGATAACTCTAAATAATAAAGGACGTGTAATTTTAATTCTAAACTTTTTAATATTTTCATGACCTACTATATCTTGAAAACCACCAATAGCGGTTATAAATTTAGAACTTAATCTATTAACATTAAACGCTTTAGCATTTATATTATCTAATATCCTACTTGGGCCTCCACTATAAATGACTTTGTTGGAAGCATTACCAGTCCCATAAGTTCCAGTAGATTTCATTATTCTTCTTACATAATTAGCGAACAATTTCCAGTCTGCTAATTGTTGTGCCTTTTTCTCCATATTAATCCCACCACCACTTGTAGCAAAATCAATAATTACTTCATCTATTACCGCACCTTCTATTTGTTTATCGAATGTCTCCAATAATCCCAATAAACCAGTTGTAATTAGCGTTCCTTTTTTAGACACACTTGAATTAGCAAACATGGCTTGATGCATTGGTGGAGTTTGATTACCGTTTTCCGCACCATACCAAGAAGAAGGAACAGCGCCCATTTCATTCTCAGATTCTTTAACTTTTGTTCTCATCTCAACATATTTGGGTGTTCTGTAATGACCATAAACAACTGTCTTTTCATCAACTTCAAAACCTCCACCTTCTTTTGCTGATATAGAAGCGGGAACTGTAAAAGGAATATTTTTAGGGTCATTTTTACCACCAGCAAATCCTCTTATTTTTTCTGTGAATTCTTTCATATCTTCTGCATCTTCTTCTGTAATTAACCCATCTTCCCCTCCCAATATTCTTTCGAAATCGGCTAATTGTTCTTTAAATAAACGCTTTTCTTGTCCTTTACGAGAAGCGGCAGAAGTTACATGGTTGTCTAAATGCTCATATAAAGTATCAAAATATTTTTTACCTTTAGGTGTGCCTTTACTCCCAGTTGCCGCAGAACCAACAACTCCAATATCTTCATTACTTAATCCTTTACAGGTGTCAGTCCATTTAGCAAAATCCGCTTTTAATTTAGAATGTATTTCTCCTACATCTTGGTCTATAAAAGAAATTACCCCATCTGGTCCTTTAAACCTAACTAACTGTTTTTTCTTTACTGGTTTCTTTTTAGCCTTTAAAATTGGTTCTCTTTTCCATAGTTGACTTGTCCAACTCATTCTTCATCTTCCTCCTTTTTCTTTTTCTTTTTTCCGTATATGGGTTTACTTTCAATTCCAGCAGTTGTACTAGTAACTGCACCTGCAAGTTTTAACATTCTAGTCCAACGACCAGTTCCTTGTTTACCTGCTAACTTATCCAAAATAGGTAAACGGTATTTCTTAGCAACTTTAAGTTCTGCTTCGGGTTGGTCCATATTTCTAAATTTCATTTCCTCTTTCATTTCACTAACGTATTGTGGATAATCTCTAACAAATTCTGTTTCAATAATAGCCTTATTTAACTCAAACATTTAATCCACCTGCGTAAATGCACTTTTTCTGTGCTTCTTTCTTTTATTTTTCTTTTCCTCTTTTATTTTTACAGGTTTCTTTTTTAATACTTCTTCCCAACTCATGCGCCATCACCCATATATTTTGGAACTTTCATTGGACAATAAGGAGGTGCTGATGTTTCTCCTTCCGCTGGTAACTTTAATGGACAAAAACCAGTTAAAGTAGCAATAAATTCTTTACATTTAGGACATGTTCCAGAGTATTGAGTTTTTCTTTTATAGATAGAGTCTTCAGTATTTCTAAGTAACTCTGTCCATGTCATAATACCACCCAATGTCTAACCGTAACTATATCTCATTTAATATTATATTGTTTCTTTAATATACTTTTCCACAATTCTCCGCTAAATTTAGACTTCGCTCGTTCAAGTAAGAAATCCTCATCATTCTTACCAGTTTTAACTGCTAATTCTAACAAAAAGTCTAAAATTTCTCCAACTTTTCTTCCACTCAATCCCTTATCTAAAAGGTCTTGTCCAGAGACAGCCAATTCTTTCAAATTTGTTGGTTTTCCTTCACTTTTCATTGATTTTAGTTGTTCACTTAGCGTTTTTTGGTTTTTGGCTTTCTGTAATGCATCAATATTACGAATAATATCACTTTTATCAGTCATTTTAGATAAAAATCTAACAATATTAAGGTCATTTACATCTAGTTTTTGAAAATCCATAACTGCTTTAACTATTTTAGCATCTTTATTAGATAATTTCATTAAATCTTGTAACTTCTCACTACTTGAATCTTCACCAAATAACGCCAAAAACGCTGGAAAAGCATTTTTATCCAATTTATCCATTAAAGGATTAACTTTTCCATTACTAAGTATATGCTTCATTAATCCAGTCTCGACTAAAAGTTTAACTCCTATGGTGGGCTTCAGGGATTTTTCGAACATTTTTCGAAATTCTTCTTGGAATCGTTCATTAGAAACAGTTTTAATTTTTTGAGCATTTTTCTTTATTTCTTTCATTGTTTCTTCTTCTATTTTAAACTCAAATCTAGCCGCAAATTGAACAGCCCTTAACATCCTTAATGGGTCATCTTCAAACGCTTTTGGATTAATTACAGAAATTTGTTTGTTTTTTATATCAAGTTGACCTCTACCTTCAATATCTACTAGTTCTCCAGTTTCAATATCCTTAGCAATTGCATTCATCCAAAAATCTCTACGCAATTGTTCTTCTTCTAAAGTAATATCTTTACCCAACTTAACTTCAAAATCCTTGTGACCTTCCCCAGTACTTACTTCTATTCTAGGAACAACAATATCTACAGGCTCTCCTTTCTCACCAGTAGGATTAAATTTTAACACTCCAAAACTTTTACCAACTAAATTGACTTTACCATGTTTATTCAACAATTCTTGTAAATCTTCTATGTCTATACCAGTAATTATCAAATCTAAATCCTTTGACACTTTACCTAGAAACTCATCTCTAACTGCTCCACCAATTTGATATATTTTACCGCCCATAGATTTTACATCTTGGCGCAACTCACTAGTGATTATATCTAATGAAGCCTTTAAAATTTGCATCCATCCCACAATATCACCTATTAGGAACTTCTTCCACAACCCCACTTAACTTACCACTGTATTTTTTAAAATTCTCAATCTGATTCGAATGAAATGGTTTACCACCATCAGGGCTAGTTGCAATCGTTACATGAGCAAACTTATCATCATCTCTCTCAGCATCTACTTTAACAGCCATTGCCCTATCATCAATACCAATAGCAGTAATATTCATTGAAACTTTATCTCCCACCTTATATTTTGAATCTCGCAACGGTCCAAGTTTAATTGTCATATGATGAGCAATAGGTTTCCATCCTTCGGGAACTAATTCTAACAATTTATTTCTGGATTTCTCATCAAGAACAACAGCAGAATAACTAATACTTTTTTTAAATACATTTTTGAGATGAGTGTCCACCCTATTCAATTCTTGTCCTCTATATGCAGAGTTATCTTCTAATGTTGTATTCCATCCTCGGTTTCTCTTAACTGCTTCACTAACAGGTTCTCCCCAAATATTTACAAAATCTTTCAATGGAAAACTCCTATTTTGGTTTTTTCCTAAATAAGTATTGAAGGTAACTCTCCCGCCCGAATAAGAAAAAGAAATCATTTCTATATTTTTAACATCGGGGAATCTCCAAACCCATCCTTTAGATTTTCTTCTATCTGTAATTTTAGAAGCAAGATTTTCTATTTCGTTTCTAGGAGATTTACCCCTTTCTGGACTTCTATTAGTAACAGCCCATAAATAATGAGGTCTAGTAAAAATTGTTTTATCTTCATTTATAGCACCAGTAAACCTACCCCAAACTTCTCCTTCAACCTTTACTTCTTTAAACGTTTTATCACTAGTTTCTTGATATGCAAAACCTTCATAATCTTTTGGAGGCAACAATTTAAGAATATCTTTCCAACTCACGCTTCCACCTTGTTCTCCAACCAATTAGCCAGCCGAGTTAATTCCGCTAAATTAACTCCTGTCTGATACCCACGACTATGAGCCCACTCAATTAATCTATTCGTTGAAAGGTTATTTCCGCTATTTGGCATAAAGGGACATCCTCCCAATCCACCAACACTCGCATCAAAAGTAGTTACACCCCATTCTATTGCCGCCTCTACATTTCGAAACATATCATTAGCACCCTCATGTAAATGCAATGCAATCTCAACAGGTAAACCCCTAGTCAACTCCAACGTCTGTAACAACTTACTTGGATAACATGCTCCAACCGTATCACACAAAACAACCGTATTGCCTAATTTAGAAGCCATCTTTAGAACCCTTAGCATCTTATACTCATTTGGAAGCCCTTCATACGGACAACCAAACGCACAAGAAACATAAACTCTAACATTCTCTTTATCGACCCCATCCAACATCTCAATATATTCGGCATAAAGCACATCTAAACGCTTCCCCCAATTCCTAACATTAAATTCTTCAGAAGGAGAAAAACACACATTAAACCTAGTAGCCCCAACATCTTTTGCTCTTTCAAATCCTTTTAGATTCGGCACAAGAACTCCGAAATCCGCCAAACCCTTAGTTCCAGCAACTACATTCTCAGCATCCGCTAAGTTAGGAACTCTTTTTGGATGAACAAACGATGTAATTTCAATTTCAGTTAGCCCTGCATCATATAAATCATTTATCAGACTAATTTTTTCATCAGTAGTTAAACTTCCTTTCCAATTTTGCAACCCATCTCTAGGTCCAACTTCGTAAATACTTATGGGGGTCATTTCTATCACCTAACTTTTTCAAAAAATGGGCGGTAATTTGTGTGGGACTAGCAAAAAATTTTTTGGCCGTTTAAATCTATTTCCAGCCAATACCCGTTTAACTCTTATCCTCCATCAATAGCAGTATATCTTCCTTCGTAAATAACTCGCTTAGTACTTTAGACTTTAAAGTACTAGCAGAGCATTCATTATAACTTACAGGGGCAACATTATGTATATCTTTTAGCGTTAAAAGCAAGCCTTTTCTGTTAGTTTTAGCCGTAGCGTTTAAGATATTTTTCTTTATGTCAAGTAAATTATTAATAGCCATAAGATAACCTGTTGAGAGGTATGCAGAGTGGTTTAATTAATAGATATACCGTATAAAGTGTTACTTTTAACGTTTAAAGCACTCAGTTAGTCGTTTTACCATAAAATAAAAAATTTATGCAAAGCCATATGGTTGTGTGCTTTGCCCACACGACCTCATAACACAATTAGAATCCTGTAGATATGCGAATAGAAAATACATACGGAGATATGGTCTTTGAGAGTGGAGAAATAACGAAAAAAACAACATACTACTTTGATAGTTTAACTGAATTGTTAGACTTTAGAGAAACAATGAGTGAGAAACACATAGCAGTTTTTCATAATTTAAGGATAGAAATAACTAGATATGTTGAGTTTGAAAGATATATGGTTGAAGGTGGTGAAGAAGAATGAGTGATGAATTAGTAACTATATGTGACTCATGTAATGAGCCAACAGAACTGATAACTTGGAAAGATAGTGAAGAAGTCTGTTACGGTCATGGTAGAATATCAACTGAATGGTTCGAATGTGAAGGTTCAGAATGTTGTCGTTCTGAAACTACAGAATGGCCTTTAGGGTTTTGGGTAGAAGAACATCTTGAAATAGCATTAGAATTCGGCTATATAACACAAGAGGAATATAATCAAATAATGGGGGAAACAGAATGAATGGACATTTCACTTATGATAGGAATTGGGAACAGATAGAAAACATGTTAGACAAGGCAGAAAGGAAACAAAACTTTCACTCAATCGAAATGAGTAAGAATCTACCTAAAAAAGAACGTATATTTCATATGCGTCAATTTAAAGCCTTAGAAGGAGTAATTAAATCGCTTCGATGGGTTTTAGGTGATAAGGACGTTGACCACCCTTTGGAGTAATCCATTGGGGTAGTCGCCAAAGTACTACCATATGGTAATACATGCTTTGCGGGTATTGCCCGAAGGCGTTATTCTTCTTCATCGAAGCCGTCCCATTCACCCATGAATGACTCATAATAACTATTGTAAATGTGTTTAGTCATTACTTGCCAAATAGAAAGGCCCACATCATCAGCCGTTATTAATTCGGTCATATCATTAAAAACCTCTAATATCTCATTATAATAAACAGGCACTAAACCATCAATAAATTCAGGTATTCCGTCTTCGTCATCATATTGTTTCTTATATTCTTTAACCATATCTTCCCAGTGTTCATAATTAGTCATACTCTATTATTGATTAGTTCTCTATGAGGTATTCCACAAAGTATCATACCATATGGTGTTATACTTTGTAAAGACACCTTATAGGGATTAACTGATTATACTAATATGCACGTAGGAGTAGTATTAGCAGAGATAGCATTGAATGAATTTGATGGATGTGAAAGAAGAATGTTTGAATTAATGGGAATGAGGAACGGATGCAGATGCCCTCGATGTGAGGTGGTAGAATGAAGAAGAAGCAATATATGGCTAAGAAAGGACGCAGAATGTTTGATAACAATGGGTTTGAAAGTCCCTTATGGAAAGCATATTGGGCAAGAATAGACGCAGAAAAGAAAAAAGAGGAAGAAGAATAAAGGCCTTCGGGTCACTAACAACAAAGTTATGACCATATGGTGTGTAACTTTGGATGCTACACCTTATACTTACTCATAATTACTATAATCATGACAGAAGCAAAGATGTTTTGGAATGGATATAAAAGAGGAAAAGAAGACGCATTAGATGAATTTACAGTATGTGATGTATGTAATAACCTTACGATGGATAGTAGACACCCTGAAGGTTTTTACGGACCAAAATACTGCACCCCTTGTTGCCAATTATCAATCGTTACAGGAATACCATTAGATAAATTAATGGTTAATGGAAGGTGGTATTTTGACCAATTAAATTAACGGCCTTCGGGTCAATAATCTCAAAGTTATGACCATATGGTATGATACTTTGTAACTTATATACCTTATATGCACTAGTTACTAATATTAACATGGACGAACTACCTAGTTATGTTAGCGATAAAGAACAAATAAACAATATTAGTGTTTTGCATGTTTGTAGAACTGGTAAAAAAGAACAGTTTTATACATTGTATCATGAAGGAGTAATTAAAAGAGAATTTGGTACTAATGGTTTCTGCGACTTCCGACAGAACTTAGCACATTCCTTAACTGATGCTCTTGAAAAGGCTACAGATACATTTAACCAGTTAGTTGAAAGTAACTTTTGGGATGCGGTTTCAATTCAATACCATGAAACCCCTAGAATGAAATATAACAAATGGAATGCATTTGGAGCAGAATTCAAAACTGCTAAATCTGGTAAAGTCATGTGGGCTCATGCTACTTCTGCTTTTTGGGATTTTTGGAAGGCAGAAAAACAAACTATCAAAGATGCAGGGTTTTGGGTTAAAAAGATGGATTCAGGATGGATGATATTTTGCAGACAAGAGGCAAAATACGATTACTCCTAATCGATAGCGCCCTTCGGGGCCATTTTTACAAAGTTAAGACCATATGGTAATGAACATTTGTAGTTATTACTAACTTTTCAACATTAATTGTCACATGTTACAGAAAACCAGATATTCACTACATTTTTCACGAACCATATGGTAGGGAACTTTGAGAACTACCTTATGTATAACTTAGTTTACAAATGGTATGAACGCAAGTGATTTGGTAAAGGGAGAATGGTATGTAATCAATAACTTTGGTTATGACTTAAGAGCGCAACTATTAGAAAGTCCAAAACAGGGACGAGGGTTTAAGACTGTAGTTTTAATGCATGTCTTCGGTTCTGATATTGGTTTCTATGATGAAATGGGCTCAGTATATGTGAGTGACATCGTAAGGAGGTTGGAATAAATGAATAAAGAAGAAAGACAAGAAAGAGAAGACGAAGAACTATTAAGAGAAATAAGAAAATCCAAAAATATAAATTGGATTGAATTTTGGTGGAATTGGGTCTAACATGGAAAAGACGGACTGTGACCTTACTCAAGTCATGGACCGCCGAGATGGACGGGCAAAACACATAGGCAGGGTTCTCACGCTAACTTGAATGTTAACTATGTTGTAATATCCTAAATGTGGGGAGATATAGGGGGGAGCCCCTATGTCTTTCTGCTATTATTTTATAGGGTAATTACTCCAAAGTATTCATTACCATATGGTTGCACTTTGTCAGAACCCCATATAAGGGGTGGAGGCCAAACCGTTAGGTTTAACCTTCGACCTCCTTAGTTGGTATTACAATTGTTGGTAATCCGTTTTTATTTAGAGTACCATCCCATTGTTTTTTATCTGTAACATTATCTCTGTGATTCTTATACATTTGTGTCATCGAATCAGCGAATAATGATACCATTGCACTCACGTATGATTCACTGTCACCGTATGGTGTTGAGTAAGCACCTCTTTTTGATTCGTACTCACCAAAGAGTGGGTGAGTCGCAAAAAGTGCAGAGTGACCTTCGGCATAAATTGCCTTTAATGTTGCAAGTGAATCCTGTACTACTTGGGGGAGTGTTGATTGCTTACCAAATTTAATCGGTGAGTTGTCAACAGTAGCGTAAAGATTGGAAACATTAGTCCAATATCTTTTACGGTTTTCTACATCAGTAGTACCTGTTTCTAAATTCCATCTTAGAACTGCTTCCATGCTACCTCTATCGTTGATTGATAAATCATTCTCGATTAGGGCAACTCGGGCATTCCATTTTTCTTCGTCCATTGTATAATCTGCCATATTTTTCATCTCCTGTCAATTAAGTTAATTCAACTTGTTTGACCTCCACTCATTGCAAGTCTAATTGGTTATAAGGTGCGACTGACAAAGTGCCTTACCATATGGTTGCGCTTTGCCCGAACCTTACATAACAGAACTCGCCCGAAGGTGGGGTCATTGTTCTGTTGCCCTTAAGACTTTGAAATCTTGCAGGGCTAACTGTAAATCGGTAATACATTGTTCTAAGTCATCACCACTTACTCTCATCTTCTTGATGATTAATTCATTATTACGGTTATGACCAACCTCAATAACAAATCTTTGTTCTGTGTTTGTAACTACTTCTTCAACTGTATTTTTTCTGTTAAACCATTTCATATTTTTCACCTGTTGAGTTTAAGCCGAACAGTTTAGGTTTATGCGCATCTATCCTTAGTAACTTACTTTTAATCGCAATCGGAGGGACGGCTCTACAAGTCTGTTGCCTTCTCGAAAGTGCATCCATAACTTCCTAGGAAAATTATAGCAATCTTACGGTTCACCCTGTGATACATCGTGTCGCATTGGTTAATTTCGTTTACCCTGCTCTAATCGCATGATGATATTCCCCGAAGGTTCAATCACCACTTGACTATCCATTGGAATTCAAATTAGTATTAAGGTCTGCGGACAAAGTGCCAAACCATATGGTAATACATTTTCGTTTCACTAAATGAGGGCTTTGCAAGAAAGAAGTGAAGCGAGTATTACCCCGCAACTTCGTCATTTTCCACCTTACAGGCTTTCAGAAAACGACCCCTATTGAAATTAGGGTTATCTTTTTCGAACATTTGCATTAAATATTCTAAAGTGGTGCTATCAGGTTTAGTTTCTGCTAAAACTTCAGCGATTTTAGTATAATGTCTTCTTTGAAACATTAAAACCCACCTCCACAAATTGCAGTTGCTTTAGCCCATAAAGTTCTTTCATCATCATCCGACATATCTTCATTTTCACAAAAATGCTCAAAGGTTTCTTCAATTGAGAAATCCAATAAGTCACTATAACTTGTATAATCAATATGACCCATAATGAATAAATTTCTATTTCTAGCACTGCATATAACTGCTGTCTCACTAGTGCCTAAAATTATTTGTTGTCTGTTTGTGTTTTCATCTGTTGCTAATGTCCAATAAATCATCATATCTATGGTAAGCAAAATCAGTTAAGGTTCTCCTTAACAAAGTAACTCGTACCATATGGTTGTTACGCAGTTAAACTTGAATGGATTTTTCATTAAAGTTATAAATTTCGCAAATTTTGCCATGCGGCCTCTTTATAAGCAATTCAATATCCCGTAGGTAGACAAAAGAAATGATTATCCATTACAGTATATCTCACATGGAGAGTGACCTCTTTTATCTAAGTAAAACCTAACACAAATATAATTACTACCACCCAAAATGGTAATAGTTATACCTACCTAAATAGTTAGCCATTTTACTATATCAAATTCAATTGGTTATATATTATATAATATATTATATTAATATAGATATTAGTATCTAGTATAAAATATTCATAAGATTCGTATTATTCTCAATTATTCTCAATGCGTTTGAGAATTATCATTGCGATTCTGAGTCATATAGTATGATTTTTTTATTATTATCATTATTATTATTATTATTATATATTTATTATTATTATATTACATACTATACTTCTATTACACTGTATATATAGAGTGAGAAGTGAGAATAATGATAATAATGAGAATAAGTGAGAAACATTTGATTGTGTTGAAATTTCAAACATAATCGGTGAAAAGTTTTGAGAAAGATGTGAGAAACGTCTGAGAATAATAAATTATATTTCAATAAGGTTTGCAAAGTAATAAAGGGAGAACATCTCCTTTCAAGCAGAGAACTAATCCGTAGAAATGTCGTAAAGGTGGGAGCCTTTATTGTAAATGCGGTATGATGAGTTGGCGACATTACAGAATTCATGTCATTGGTTCTTTCCCTTTTCCTTATTGGTTATATTCAAGGGTTCTAGTATATCTATTAATGTTGCAAGATAGATTACTAGGTAATTCGGTATCACCCGTAGAAATGCCTTGGGGCTATTACTCCCCGTTTATCTATGTGCGGTATGATGTGTTTGAGGCATTACAGAATTCATGTCGTGATACCACCCCAACTTTATTAACCATCAATTATAAGATATTACAGTCCACACTGGTTTTTATACACAACGGAGTGTGGGGAGAGTGTGGATAGGCTTCTACTATTTGCCTTCGGACTCCCCACATTCCACTTTACATTCCTTAATTTACAGGGGAGGTAGGGTAGTAAATTAAGGGGTTGTTACTTGGTTAACACCATGAGATGTTAATTAGGTCGTCATCCCTACCTTCCCACCTACAGGTGATTAATATGAAAGAAAGTCTAAAAGAACAAATTGTAAACCTCGAAAGAGAAAACAATGAATGGAAAGAACAAGTGCTTGATTTAGAATTAAAATTCAGAAAATTAAAAGACCGATATAATATAACTTACAAGCAACTAAGAGGGGCATTATCAAAGCCTCATAATAAAGTAAGTTGGATTGAATGGAAAAAAGAACAAGAAAAATTAATGAAACAAAAAGAAACTCATCTTAAACAATTTATGATTAAATGGGTGGGTTATGAAACTACTTTAGAATTCTATGAAGAATATGAAAAATATACAGAAAAGAAACCTATAAAGGAGACAATAATATGAAAGAAACACAAGATAAAATTAGAAAAACAATGAAAGAAGTATTAGACTTACTTATCGCTAAAAACAAACAATATGGCGATTCGGCGCTAAACCCAACTGGTATATTTGCTAAGGGTTCAGCAGAGGATTTAATCCGAATAAGAATTGATGATAAGTTGAATAGGTTGTTACAAGGTGACGATTCTATAGAAAGTGATGAGGATGTTATATTAGATTTAATAGGCTATTTGGTATTATTACTAATAGCGATTAGAGGTTAAAGAATAAGTTATGCCACCACTTATCTATAGAACGAGTAACGGAAAAGGATTGAAAGGCGTTAAAACCGAGTAATGAATAGCAGTGAAACATTCTATAGATAAGGTACAAAACTATTGTTTAGGAATAGATAATCTTGATTGCACCTAAAACCTTTTGGTTGACCAATTGGACCTCTGCATGAAAGGGCGGTATTAACTTCTATAGAAAAAGGTGAGACAAAATGAATATATTTGCACTATCGGAAAATCCAGTAAAAGCGGCTAAAGAAATGCTGAATAAACATGTGGTTAAAATGCCAACAGAGACTTGTCAGATGTTACATACGAATGCGTTGTTTAACGAATATGTAGATAAGTTTGGTGAAGAACCATCATTAAGACAATTAAAACAATATCATACAGATATAGATTCTTCATTGATGAAACCAGCAATGCTCAATCATCCTAGTACTATATGGGCTAGAGAAAGTAATCACAATACTAAGTGGTTATATGAGCATGGTATGGCTTTATGTGAAGAGTTTACTTTTAGATATAATAAAGTTCATGGGAGTGAAAAAAGAATACAAGATATATCTAAGTTAGTAAGTGGTAACATACATGAAGCAACTCCAGTTAACATAGCAATGTTAGATAAATACAGAATACCTAATAACTATGATAGTCACTGTTGGGAGTATGTGATAGACTCTTACAGGCACTACTACTTAGAGGGTAAATGGGAGTTTGCTGAATGGCCTCAATCGAGAGAACCTAGTTGGTGGCCTAAAGGACATAAGTTCAATAAACTAATAGAAAGACAAAACAAATTACATTTAGAAAATGAAAGATTAAAACAAATACAAAAGGAGAGATTAAAATGAAACAAGAATACTTTGAGAATATAGAAATGGAACTTAATTCCATGATACAACGACTAGCAGAAAACATGGTGAATGCTGTAAACGATAAAGAATGGGAGGCCGTTCTTTTATCAGCAGGTGCAATAATGGATTGCGTTAAAACAGTTCATCCAACAGCATCAGGTAACTTACACAGAATTATGAGTGGTAAGTTTAATGGTGATAGACCAATGGATAATTCACAATTGTTTGGGTGATTAAATGAATTTAAGACATATGAAAGAAATACTAAAATATAGATTAGCGGCATATCTTTATTCAGATGCTTTTGATTCAGAATATATTATAAAAGAAGAATTAGGATATGATGCTCAACATAGAGAACCAACAATAGCAGAAATAAATAGAATGAATAGAGCAAAACACGAATTAAGTAAAAAATTAACAGGTGAATAAAATGGAAAGACAAATAGAATTTAGATTAATAGATGAAGCAGATATGCCTCCAATAGTTATTACCATTGGAGATGACTTAGAACCAAAAGTAATACTTAACTCACATCATAAAATATGGATGGGTTGGAAAAGAAAAATGATTGGTGGTGTGGCTAAAAGCCTTTATGATAAAATAGATGAGTTACTAGATGCTTACTTATCAGACCAACACGCATTTCATGTAATGGATAATGAATATGGAGATGATGTTTAATGGCTAAATATATACTAACAGATTGGAAAGGATGCGATGAAGATGATGGGCCGCATGTTTATATGTTCAGAAATAAAGATGCATTAATTCAAAAGTTATTAGGATACTTAGATGATGATATTAGATTAGTGGTGATTAAGTAATGGGTAAAAATATGTATGCAATAGAATGTGAAAAAGCAGGTTGTGAAGAACTATGTTATTACGGCGCAACTGTTTGTAATAGTTGTCAAGATTGGCCCGAACATATAATGATGATTCCAAAAGGAGTTGAAGAAGAATGACTGATGATACAATAACAATAACTTATGATGACGATGGTAAAAGAACCGTTGAAAGAAATAAAGGATGGGCTGGATGTAAAAAGGGTAAATACTCTTGGAACGAACCACATAAATTTAGAGTTGTTTCACTAGACTTAGAAGCAAGCAGTTCCTTCAAAAGTGGTTTTCATTTTAGAGTATGGTTAAAATGTGAAAACTGTGGATTAGAAGTAACTGGTGATATACCAACTGATAAATTCTTTTTACATAGAGAAAAAGATGAATATAAAAAATATGAAGGTGACTTTGTAATAAAAGATGGTTCTTGGTCAGAAGATGGCGGATTAACTTGGGAAGTGGATGAATGATGCAATGGGATGATAGAAAGGGTAAATATGTAAAACCCTTTACTAAAAAGAAAGTAGAATTATTACCACATTTATATCTCGAAGGATATAGATTATATTGGGACTTTAATACACCAGAGCCTTACGATATAATAGAAGCCAGTAGAGATAAAGATTTTATGGATAATTATCTTACAAAAGTATCAGAAGAATTAGAATATAAAAAACAAAGAAAACAACAAAAATACCTAAACTTGGTATTGTCAGCATTACCTTACATACCATTAACAGGATTAATATTAGGAGTGATAATATGACAGCAGAAAATGAATTAAATGAATTAAGAGGAATAGCAGAAAGAGTTGGAGCAAATGACCACATAGATGTAGGTCAAATACTTAGAGATGTGGTAGATGAGAAGTGGGTTAATCCTACTGGTGCATATAACATTGCATTGAAGGAAAGACTAACTAATCTATCTGTATCAGATGATTGGGCAGAAGCAAAACTTGAATGGAAAGCAACTGGTAATATTTGGTATGTTCCAATGAGGGAATCAGCCGATGATATATTACCTGCTATCCATCAAGAGAAACACCCACATGAATGTGTTTGTGGGCATAAAATCGCTTGGCATTTTGAGATAGTAAATACTGAAAACAATATAAGAGAAATAGTAGGCAGTGAACATATTGGTTTTTGGATGGTTGCAAGACATCTATTAGCCGATTTGAATGTACCTGCCGATATGATTACTCAAGAAAGAATCGGAGAATGGATTAAGGAATCAGTGAAAACTATGAAGGCAGAATGGTGGTGGAATCAATGGGGAGAACAATTCGAAGAATGGTTCAATGCTGTTAAGGAAACAGATTTACGAGTTAATGTTAGAAATGGCGAATCCTATTGGGATAGCGATACTAACAGATATGAGCATCAACAGTTAATTCGTAAAAAGGCTGTAAGTCAAATGGGTGAACCTGATTATGCTATGGCTTCTATTGTTTGGAGATGGAATCATCCCGATAACAAAAAATGGTTTTATTATCATGATGAAACAGGAGAAAGAATTAAGAAATCTAAATATCAAGAATTAGGTTATTCCGAAAGGTGGAATTATTCAAGAGGCGATGAACAAGAAAGTGTTGCACAAAAAGATACAAGAGGATGGCCTAATCAAAGATTATGGAATGACTTACAGATTTTCTTCTTTGATTTAGAAAGACAAAAAGGAATACTTGCGGCTAAAGATGAAGAAAGAGCAGAGAGAGTTGCCTTTGTTGTTAAAGAGAGAGAAGAACAAGCAGAGAGAAGACGTAAGGAACAAGAGGAATACGAGGCTAGAGAGGCCATTCGTAGAGAGAAAAGAAGACTAGAACAAATAGAACATCAAAAGAAATTAGATGAAGCATTCGATTTATTCTGTAATCAGAATGACCTTCCTCTCTTTAACACTGATTATGGAGAAAATAATTGGGAGAAAACCTTCTTGAGAGATATGATTCGTAAGATAAATAACTTAAGGCCAATGTCTACAAAACAAATATCAAGAGTTGTTAAAATTGTTAACCGAGTTTCCGAACCTGCTACAGAAAAACAACTTGCATATGTAAGAAGTTTAGGCGGTGAACCCAATAAAAATTGGACTAAGAGAGAAGCAAGTAGAGAGATTGAAAGATTGAAAAATCTTCCCAAAAGTGAAACTGAAACGGGAGGAGAAGAATAAAGTTAAAAGTCTATATTATAACTTGGATGCATGAACTGTTACATTTGTAAACGTAATATTGAGTGGGCCGAAAAAAGATATGCAATATTCGGTAGAGTCATGTGTTCTAAGAAATGTATGGAAATATTTAGAAATAAAAATCCAATAGGATGCAAATTGAATATAAAAGAGGAAATAATATGTTAAAAAAAGATATGAAAATAAGAATAGAAGAACTAGAGGCGTTAAACTCTAATCTTGAACAAAACAACCAAACCCTTACTTTATATGCTAAACAGTTACAGACTAAAATGCAAGAAGTAGGGGCTATCGTAGAACATTACGAGAAAACAATATTAGTAATGGGTAAAAGATTACAAGAAAAGGGTACGCTTATAAACGAACAAAACAGTGAAATAAATAGGAGGGTTGATTGAATATGAAACTAAGAATATTAAATGAAACAGGACACACAGAAATATCAGTAGCCACTACTGAAATTATGGACCACATAAATGAACACGCAACACATTGGGTGTTTGTTGATGGTGAAATGATTAATCGTAGTGACATCAATGCTGTAAACTGGGATGATGTTTCAGATGTAGAATTAGTTCCCGCAATCGTTGGCGGGAATTAAATAAAATAAAACTCGACACTTTACGTGTCTCACCAAAACTCAGTGGTTTTTCCAAGTAATAAAACTAAATCTTAATTTCAGCAATTCCCTTGCGGACTAGGAAAAGGGGTCTTCGCTCCTTGGTTTTTCCACTAAGTTTATTTTTTAAACCGTTATGGGCTAGTTATGTCCACATTAATTATAGCGGGAACAATTGCATTAACGCTGTTATCAGTAGCATGGTATGTTGTTTATCAAGCGGTTACTTTTGAAGTAGGCGAAATATCATTTACTGAAACAGAAGTAGAACAAATGAATAAAGATTTTACAAACGGATTGAGAAATTACGGAAGATAATATGAATGTTCCAGATTATGAAATGGATATGAAATTCTCCGATTTCTGTATGGAGTTTGAAGGATGTCTAAATGGAGATATTTGGAAATTCGGTAATACCGTTGGAGTTATACTAATAACAGTAGAAATATTATTTTGGTCTGGATTAAGTTATTATCTAGGTAAGAAAATACTTAAGCGTTATAAACCTAAACCGAATTTAGGTTAACATTAATATAGACGAAATTAAAGATTAATTTTACCTCTCTATAATAGAGAAGGAAGTGAAGATATGAAGAAAGAATATACAATTAAAATAGATAATTATAAAATAACATTCGAAACTAAACCTAAGAACGTAGCCATAAAAAGGGCTTTAGTTGAAGCATTATGGAATTCTCCACTAAGTACAATTCATACATTAATGGATATAATTACAACTAACGGAAGTAAAGTTGTATCCGATACTGCTAGTTACCAAAAATTAGGTAACATAATGAGAGGTGAAAAATTCATACATGTAGTAGATACTACTACTATTAAAGGAGTACATGGTTCAACTTATGAATCATATTCCTATAAATTAAATCATGATTTTATAAAATTAGAGATGATTAAATGACAATATTTAAAGATATAAATGAATTAAAAAACTGTGTTATGGAATGGGGAGAAATATTATCTCACGATGATTATATAGAGTTATTACAAAGAATAGATAATTCTAAGACTTATGATTTAGATGATATAAATAAACAGCATTTATGTGTAAAATGGATAAGACATTTTATACTAAAAAACAATATAACTAAAAGTTATACATTCAAAGATTGGCTAATAGACGAAAGGAATAACTATAGGGAATTAATGGCTTATATTGAGAGGGAATCCAATTGGATAAATTCCGAATAAGCATATGTAAACAAAACGGTAGCGTTTGGATGGAAGAATATGAAGATATTCAATCTGTCTCAGATGCTCTAAAAGAGTTACTTCTTAAACATCCACATCTATTAGTATCACGACAGAGAGTGATTAAAGATGACAAAGAATCCTAAATATACAAAAGATAGAAAGGGCAATAATATAGCAACAAGTTGTCGAATTTGTGGTGGTCAACTAACCCATCCAAAAGACATTAAAGAGGAAGTACACCCTAAATGTGTACAAAATTATAAGAGTAAATTAAGGTGATAAAATGACAGAATTATTAATACAAAGACCCGATGATTCGAGGGAATACGATTCAACAATAGTAAGATTTTCAGAAGATGAAGAATACAATACTGTTAATATAAACCCTAGAAGTTTTAGAAATGCTAACAATCCTATGATTGAAGCAGTAAAAAGTTGGCTTAGTAGCAAACTAAAAATATCTAGGAGAAATATGTATAGAAATACATATCGTAGAAGTAGAGGATACTATACTCCATCTTGGGAACAACCGAAAGATGATATTAAAGAAGGAGAGCAATTTGCATATAATATTTACATTGGAGAAGAAGGATATATGGTCCACTTCAATAAAGTAAAAACTAGATATTATGTTAATGGAATTATGGGCAACAAATCCGTTCTTCTTGCCGCATTAGCAAGAACTATATTCAAATCTTGTTTTACTGATGATACAGTAGAACTAGAGAAGTTCTTGTATAAACATATTCATATTCCAGAGAACGTTTCTTACGCACTAGAAAACAGAGCGCCTTATTACTTCTACTTAGAAGATGAATATGGTAATTATGGTAAGAGAATAGAATGTAGATTAAAGGTTAATTTGATTGGTGAAAAGAATGT